ATTTCGCGGATCGTGTAGCGTTCTGAAACTTAGAATGAGCACCCGGCTTGAAGTGGTCTGGAAACAGTTCCCTATGCCAGTATTCGCCGATGTTCTGAAAAGCAAGACGACGGATCTGGGTCATATCCTTCCTCAGCCGAGGAAGCTTTGAGAGAACTACGCTTTTGAGTTGGATGACCATCAGATCCCGATTCCCCACTGGAAGAGATACACGTAAAAAAAGAAGTCTCCGACGCTCTCTTGTTCTTCGTCGCCGGAGTCGTTGAAAATAGCGAGACTGCCCCCGATGATTGGAAGATGAGAAATATCACTTCGCGGATTGTCTTTCGCGGATAGTTCCATAACCTCGTCAACCACCGTTCCAAAGAAGTTCGCCGCATCGAGTGTTGCCGAATCCAAGTCAAACTTGTAAAGCGGATTCGTATCCTTCGTCATGTACAGCCCGATGTTTCCGTCGGGAATCAGAAAGTTCGCGTCTCCCCCCGAGATCTGTTGATAGTTGTGCGAGTCGCCGAGCAAAATACAGGCGAACGGTCTTGTCTTTTCTGCTTCGCGTGTAAATGCAATGTGTTTCAGGGCATCGTTTGACGTGTCAGAGTTCGTTTGCTTTTGGAACTCTTTCGACAGGCTGACCATCGTCCGAAGTTGGACCATCGGGAGTGCGAACGAACCTTTCGGGACCGGAAAGTTCATAAGCCAATGTTGACCCTTCCGCTGTTAATGACTTTCGATTGCTGCCACTGGGTGATCAGATACTTTGTCACCTCAGTCCCTTTCTGTACGGGCTGTAGAAAGTCCCACTTTTTATCGTCATACACGATGTAGTCGCCACGCTTGGCTTCCGTGATGCCATCCGTGTCCGATTTCTTGAACAAAAGAATGATTGTTTCACGCCTGACTTCGTGAAACTGCTCTTTGTCAAACGTGGCTGAAGGCGATTTGTTTATCCCGGCGACGACCGTTCGCTTCCCGCCACCGCCGACCGGGTAATACTCGACCGTGACACCGAACTCATCCAGGTTCAGAAACACAGTGCCGATATCGTCCGCGATTTGGGTGGCGAGAGTCATTCACGAGTTTCTTACTGATTAGTTGGCGAGATAGTTGAAGTGTTCCTTGAACCGGGAGATGGTGACGCTAGGCACACCTGTGCCGCTCGCCTTCTGAATCTGAACGAGCGGTTGCAGACCCTGCGTTGCTCCAATATTCGACATATCAAACGTCGTGCCAGCAGCAACACGGTCCCCGTCGATGTAGAACTTCACGTCCGATAAACCATTCTCAAAGTCGATCCGGAAGCGGAATTTTGTAGCCGCCAACGTTTTTCCGGTCGCTATGTCATTGTTGTCATTCGTGCCGTCGTCTGTTTCGACAACAACCGCTGTCGTCGATGCTGACCCTTCCATGCGGAACCAGGCGTGCTCTGCAACCGTGTCGTCGGTATCATTTCTTTCACTGGCAACACCGAATACAAGGGTCGTCACTGCATCGATACCTGCAACCTCAACATCGAATTCAACGCCTTTCAGCTTTGCAGACGGCAGGTAAAGAATATCGTTCTGAAACATCGTAACGATTTGTGCTTCACTCGTGGCCTGAAGAGTTAGCACCATCCCGTTCGACGTTGTGAGGTAGGTTGGCGTCCCAGATGAGGATGTGTCTGCAACCGTCCATCCGTTGTGTCCGGGGGTAGTGGTTAGAACCTGAGCACGATCGAACCGATCCACTGTTGCAATTGCTTCGCGTTGAACTGTCATTTGTTCGCTCCATTATGTTGATTGATTTGGTTTCCGATTCGATATTGCAAAATTGTCGTCGATTACACTCCGTCGTGTCGTTGCATTCCGCGATGCTCAAGGGCTTTCGCTGCAAACGTCTGAAGAATGTAGTGGTCCTGACTAAGTCGATCCGCGTTCAAAACCGTTCGCAGTCGTGGCGACTCCTGACCTTGCAGGAATGTAACCTCAACCGTTTCAACACGGGCCGTTGAAGCAAACAGATACCATGCGGTAGCGCTGTCAGCATCCAGCAACGGCTCGATTACCGGCAGCAAATCGTTTGAAAGATTCACCACACCGGCATGTGTTCCGCTTGGATCAGCTATCGAGCGGACTTCCTGCAGAATTGTGCTTCGCAATGCTGATGGACCTACAATTACGGCGGGCGTCAACGCAAGGATATCTTCACTCTCGGCCTCTTCCGGAGTATTTCCGCCCCGCATCTGCATCATCTTATCAGTCAGAGTTTGGATGGTTGTCACTGACGGTACACCGGCTCCGGTCGTGAGGTTGCTCCGCTGACGGTTGCCAGCAGCCGTTGCGAGGAACAAGACCTGACCATCCCGCATCGCGGGATTGCCGGTGATCTGCGCCCAAGCAGCCCCATTGACTGTCCGTGCCATCGCATCACCTTGTCGTTGTGGTGTGCGAGAGAGCATCGACATATCATCGTTGACGAGCAGTTTGTAAGTGAAGGAGACCCTATTCGATCGACATTCGACAGCGTAGGTTTCCTCCTCGTCCTTGAGGCTGGCATCGCCGGGGACGGAAAGACCATCCCAGATAGGCACATTCGGCAATGCTCCAAGCTGCATACGGTGGATCGTCTTGAAGTCGCGGACAGAATCGCCCTGCGTCATTACCTCCTGCCATGTGGACGGGAATTCCACAAAGCCGAGCATCATGCTTTTGTTGACAGCGTCTTGCGTAATAAATGGGAAACTGCCAGTGACGTGATAGGCGGGATCACTGGCACGGACGCCGATCTGCTCACCAAACCCCAGGGCAACCATTGCGAGTTCATCGTTCGCGAGACCGCGCGTATCAACGCCATCCATCCGCAAACATTCGCTGGCAATCTCCAACAGCGTCGCATGCCGGAAATTCTCCCAGTCTTTCGATCGCTGGTCTTCGGGGTAGATGCGATTGACGATTTTATCCCGCGCTTCGATGTGCGGACTATTCGGGTTGAGAACCTGACATCGGTTAAAGGCCCGCATAACCAAGGCCGTACCAACCGCACCACGATGTTTTTCAAGCTGGCCGCGACCGAAGGTGATCGGCTGATGCCCGACCTGTAAACCTTCTGACTGCTTGGCCCGATGATCAAGAATCGCCTCACGAACGCCGTTTTCGTCAGGTCTGTCATAGAGACTACGAATGAGATCCTGATCCGCGATACCGGCGATTTCGCAAAGACCATCAACGTTGGCACGAAACTCCACCTGCTTTTTCTCTCGGGCTTCGATGGCTTGCGTGATCAAATCCTCGACATTCGGTTGGTTGTCGAGCTTTTCACGTATACCGCGAAGCTCATCAAGCAATGACGCTCCATCATCACCGACAAATTTCTCCCGTTTCTTTGGCGGGTCATCCGTTTCTTTGGCGAACGCCTTGCGGAGTTTGTCTGCGTTATCGACAAGATACCGCTGTGCGGTTTCCTCGTCGGCGTCCTTGTCGAGTCCGATTTCTTCAAGCAAGATTCTGAGTTCGATACCCATTGGATATTCCTTCTTCGGAGTTAGATGTGGAAGATTTGAGGGGTCGAGTCCCCGTAATTTGGCTTGTTCGTCGGCCCCGATTGGCGTCTGTGACACTTCATTAAGTCGCCATTTCGTGACTAAGTTGACCGGACCCTCAAAGACGCGGCCCCGGATGCGTTTCTTTTTGCCTTCTGGCACAAATTCCCGCTTCAGAATCTGATAGCCGACCGAAACATCGGTAGCGTGTCCCTCGCGGACCTTCGTGAATTCATCATCGTGAACGCTGGAATAGACCAATGTTCCGCGCGTCTCTTGGCCGTCGACATGAATCTCTCGCACGCTTCCTAGTTGATTGCTCATCGAGGAACGACTGTGCGAGTCCAAGAGCGGAACCTGCTTGGATCGCGGAGCCTGCATCCCGTCTGAGAGCAGAACTTCCGGTATCCATTCAAAACGTTCCCAGTCAAACATCAAAACCGGCGTCTCTGTGGAGAGCACGGCCTCAACTGAGCGATTGTCATCGTCGATGGAGTGTGCACGCACTGAGACTTTGTTTCGAAACGACAGATCACGATTTTGACCGTCTGTTGGTTTTGATTTTGGCTTGGCTTTAGTGCTCATCCGCAGGCAACCCCCATATGCTCGGCAATTCGGTTGATTCGGAATTCTCGGTCATCGTCATCGTCATCGTCCACGTCGTCGTCGTCGTCGTCGTCGTCCACGTCCACATCGTCGTCCACGTCCACATCCACGTCCACATCGTCGTCATCAGGCTGCTGCGTGGCTGTACTATCCGATCTCACACTGAGTCCGAGAGTTTGCAGAATCATCTGTTTTTTGTACTCGTCATCCAGTTCGGTCGCCTGAATCTGATCGATGAACTCAACTTGATCCTGTAACAATTCCAAAGCCACATGCCCCTTCTTCAAAGCATCGACAGAAACACTAGAAGTTAGATTAGCGCGTCCAAGCTGACTGGCCACTTCGTCGTCTTTTGGATTGATCGAGCGCCCGACCGGCCCCTGCCAATCCACAGCGAGGAACTGTTGTGAGCGTGCCAGAAATTTAGACGTGGAAACCACTCCGTCGAATAGGCCGGAGAGAACTGCAGTAGTGATGACATCAATGTAGATCGGCGTCTGGAACGCACAGTACCACCACTGCTGGACCCCCTCGATTTCAGGCCACATTTCGTTGTCAGCAGATCGTTCGCTGGCGAAGCTGCTGCGACGGTAGTCTCCGGTGAGCGTTGATCCCTTGATGCCCGGAAACGCCGTACTTATCCGCCGCAAAAGATGCTGAATCCACGCTTCGGCGTCAGCATTCGGTCGCTGAGGATTAAACCCGCTGATTTCTACACCATCGAGGAACATTCCGGGCTGCAGACGAGTAATTTTATTGCCGTTTTCGTCGGTCAATGGGTCATTTTCGCCACCAGCTACGCCGAAAGTGCCCGCACCTGCCGGTCTCTTAATCGAGGCGACGACGCAGGCGCCCATCGCGGCTGCTTTCAGTTCCGCATATTCGTAGTCGCCAGCGTCACGGGTAAACGCCAGAGCGGGTGCAAACCAGCTCACACCGAGTAATTGGTCGATATCCTCGGACACAAACAGGTGTAACAGCTCATCCGTCTTGTATCTGACCGAGTCAGACAGGCTGTTCATTCCAAATCTGTGACCACGCGGGTCGGACGGGTGATACGGCAGCACGTGATAGGCTGCGGGAGCACCATCGTCATTCAATTCGATACCACGGTAGACTTCTTTGGATTCATGTTCTGTTAATGACTGATCTAATCGGCCAGCATCTATCAGTTGAACCTGCAAGGGAAGCAATAATTTTTTCCGTCGCTGTTCTGACCGAGACAAAAGTACGGTCCTTGACAGAACATTCCCGTTGCGGATGACGGCTGCAAGTCCGTTTTTTCCTTGATCTGAAAAATGGTCTCCGCCGCGCCCCGGTTTCCCACGCGAATCAGACTCGCGGATGAACTGCGACCAGATATCACGCGCACGGCTGCGAAACTTGAAGTGTGGTTTCCCGGCGCCAGTGGTTGCCTGTGAAAGCGGGCGCATACCCTTTCCGAGCGTTTTGACTTGAATCTGACGGACAACCTTGCGGGCAGAAGCGTTATTGCGCCATAGATCACGCGAACTGGCTTCGAGTCGGTCAAGTTGACCGAATTCAATCGCGTTTTCGTTCTGATTGGGAACTAATTTCAGCAACCGGTTGATTTTCGCGGCATCGTAACCCGAAGTGGAACCACCCATCAGCTTTTCAATAGACTCCAGCGAAGCGCGCGCCGCCATTCGGTCAAGTCCCTTTTGGGGACTGAGAGCAGTGATGACTTGATCAATGACGCGAGCGAACACAAAATGGTTCCGATTATGGGGATGTGGTCATCTGACCGAGCCAGACACCGCCGGATTCCTGATTGACTTCTCTCTGCAGCATTTCTCTCATTTTCAAAAGATCAGGAAGATTAGCGTAGGTGACCCAATTCTCACCCATTCGATAACTCTGCCCGTTGAGAACCTTAGAGAGGGCGGTCTCACACTCGGCTAGGAGAGTTGATGCTGACATGCCTAGAAGATGGCAGGAGAGACGTGCGTTGGCATTAGTAGATTTAACAATTTTGGGTTCGCATCTGCAAACGAGGGTTGGGAATCCGGGTGACGTCGGCCAACGTCCTACAGAAATTTGAACAAATAACGCGAGTTTAGGGAGAAACGTCTATGCAAAAAAACGCCCGGCAACGCTATCGCGATGTCCGGGCGTCTCACGTTCGCTTGCCACAGTGCGGGCAGTACGTAGTGAGGCATACGCTGCTACAACATTCAGTCTTTACCGCATTCTCTTCAGTCATCCACTTTCCCTTTCCCCACAATTCGTTCGGAGCTATAGCTTGGGTGCCGCTCGATGACTTCGGTGACGCGGTGCTGAATCACGGTCTCTGCATCTGTGACGATCACCGTCCAGTTGTGCCCACACTTATCACACTTGTAGCGTGCCTTGTTGCCCTGCGTTGAACTTCCTTCCCCGACGCCCTTGAGACGCCCATAACAGCTAGGACACTGCCGGTGCTTTGCAACTTCATCCAAAAGTTTTTGTTTTTTGTTTTTTGATTCGGTCATTTTTTTCCTTCGTTGATTTCAGTCGCGTCATCGGGTCCCTCTAGTAGTTCCCTGTGTTATGAAATATCCCATAAACCACTCTTTCATCAGTGGTTACTGCTCTCCCTTGATGTAGCACCGTTTTACCCTCCTACCAAGGTCTCCCATCCGGACGAAAATCGCCGGAATTTAGAACTACAGGTTTATGCGACTGGGCTGTTTCACCACTCATCTGGATTCCACAACAGCTTGCCGCCACGCACGCACCGTACATGCAATCGAGGTAGTGATTATCCTTTTGGGTTTTCTTCCAGTATTCCTTGAGAACTTTCCCGCCGGTTGGATTGCTCTTCCATTCCCGAGTCCAGATCTCCGCGCACACCTGTCGGGCGAAGTTTCCGTGAGTTTTGACGTCCTTGCCGTACAGCGTCATACACCCGGACACAGCCCGCTCATCAGCAGCGTGGTCCATCTGGAACCGGTCGTGAACGAGATGCTTCCAGTAGTCGGCATCCATATTGACGACCCACACGCCGTTTTGACGACGTGCCCGGTACCAGTGATTCACGCCAGGTATTTTATCATTCGTCTGTGATGTCGGCTGCCGAAACCGCGAGTCACCCATCGACGGCATGAACCCGCCACCTGATTCAGACGTGAACTGGTAGACCGACGAATCCGCGTAGCCGGAATCGACCAGGCAGAGATTCAAGACAACTGGCTCACCATCCTCGTTCTTATACGGCTCTGCAAGTCGTTCGTCTCGCCATTCGCGGAGTGCCGTCAAAATCGCTTTTGAGGTTCCTACCACGTCCGGGTCTGCTGTATGTTTCTCCCAATAGTCCACCACGTATCCCGTCGAACCACCACGCCACGCCACTACAACATAATGCAGCCGATACTTGCCTACGTCGATGAACGCAGTCAGTTTCTGCGTGTCGTTCGGGACAACACCTTTCTCTAATCCGTTCAGGCTTTGCCTAACAATCAGCGGAGTGATACCGCTGGACTCTTCGCTGTCGTTTGTCGGCGGGTCGTTCTGGTATTCCGTGTTGAACGCATCCCAGCCCACATCGGCAATCACGTTGAAACAATGCTGGAGAGCCGAAACCTCTTTTTGAGTCCCGTCCATCAGCCTGTCAGGTTCGAGAATGTACGGGTTCGCGATCACCGAACCGGCATCCATCTCCTCACGGTGATCGACATAGTACTGGTGAGCACCACGGGAAAACTTGTCGTCCTTCTCCTGATTGTCGCGGACCTGTCGGACGTAGTCTTCCCACATATCCGTTCGGTCGGGCAAGGTTTCCAGCAGTTTGTACCGCTTGCCGTTCCACGCCGGGAACTGTGTTCGGTCGGTATACTTGAACGCCACGCAATCGCGGTTGATGATCGTGCAGAGCATGACACGGGCAAGCCCTTTTCCCGGTCCAGCCATACCGCGAATTGACTGGTTGATCTTACGAACTCGCCGTTCAGTTTTAATGAAGCTATCAGCCGATTCCTCATCGTCCGGGTCGTCAATTATCACCAGGTCCGGTCGCACGTCGCCGATGTTCAAACCCCGCAGCGAAGCCGTGATCCCTTTCGTCATTATGATTGCACCGCTACAGACTGAACCATCTACTCGCGGGAAAATGATGGTGTCGCCAGCCCAAACGATATGGGTCAACCCGCCGCTCGATGTCTCCTGTGATCCTGACCGCTGCGGAGCAATCGCCACATCACGCGCCGGGATGCAGACTTCCGGGAAGTCTTCCATCAGCAAGTCGTTCTGCTCGAAAATCGCTTTGATATCCTCCAGGCGGTCCTTTGCGTATTCGCCAGTGGAAGAACAGACCAGAGCGAACCGGACTAGGCCTTTCAGGATGCAGAAGACCGCGACGCCCTTCGCGATCACCGTCTTTCCCTCACCACGCGGGGCCGCAACAGCCTGTGCGGTTTTCGTCAGTAGCGCCTCGAAAATAGCCGAGACCATTTCACGCCGGTTCGAAGTCCACGGCTGGTCATACGTGCTGGGCATGTATGTATCAAGGAAAAGATACACATCCTCGAGGCAACGCTTGCGACGGGCGGGATCGACCGGAGGCGGGATGTGCAGCACACGCGCGGATTGACGTGATTTCCTCTTGCGGTCAGCGTCCGAGACACCGCCGATCAGACGGTCAATTTCACTCAGATTTTTTCTGAGTTTGTCCCGCTTCTCGATGATGTTCGCTACATTTGGCGCCAATGTTGAACCTCACACTAACAATTACGCTGTGGCATAAGTTCTAACTATTCAAGATCAGCATCAGCATCAGCATCAGAAACAACTCGATATACCGATTCACCTGATAAGACCAAATTCCCATCAGTGTCCCAGGCTTCGAGAATGTTCTTTCTGAAACAGAGGTTTTGAAAACGACCCGCTACAACCTAAACTACCAAGCCTACCAAGACATCAGGCTACCCAAACTACCAGAACTCCCCAGGAATCCCCGGACGGACGGACTATGTCTGTTTTTATCGAGATATGGGGTAC